ATAATGATCTTACCTGTTTTAACAACAAATGTCAAGAGTTTTTGGCAAAAAAAATCCCTGTAAAAACAGGGATTTATAAAGTTTTTTTATTATTTTTATCGTTTCTTCTTATTTAATTCTTGATTTATCCACTTTTTGGCAATGTGATTCGATACTTTTTTCTTTACCATAATCATAACTCGTTTCCACACCTTTTCAAAAACATCCTCACCGGCATCATTATTATCTACAATAATCATATTTGCACTACCAAACAGCCTCTGAAACTTACCAATATTTCTCTGAACACCATTCCACATATCCTCTACTTGTTTTTCTGGTAGAGTACGCTTACGGAGTTTGTTGCGTTCTTGTGCAGTATCCAATGATGTGTTTACGAAAATCATGGAACAGTCATATCCAATATTTTTCAATCCCTGTACCTGTTTGGCAATCTTGTCATAGTCTTTACCAGTACCATCAATGATAAGTCCAAGTCTGCCATCCAAAAAGTTAGATTGCATACGTTTAGTGACTGCTTTTGCAGCAATACGAATTTCTTGTCCTTTATCAGAAAAGATATCTTCTGGTGTAGTTTCTAGTCCAGCATCATTTAACATCTTTTCATAAATGTCATCACTGTTGACAATCTTCATACCAAGTCCACCAGTAGTTTTTCTGACTACATATGATTTACCAGAGCCAGGGCCACCTGCCAAGAAAATTGCTTTGAATATATTGGGATCATAAACTCCCTCTTGTAGTTCCATAAATGTTTTCATGTTTTATTCCTAACAACTCTAAAGTTCGCTGTTTATGCATTTCCTCATAGTATTTAGTTTCCTCTGTATTCTCAACTCTAATCTCCCTATTCATTGTTTTTTGAAATGTCATCTTCTTAATGCGGTTTTTGAGTTTTGTGGTCATTGTCTACCTCTATGTTTGGTTAATGGTTATCATAACAAACTAGTCGTTGTACCTTAAATCTCCTTTAGAATTTTACATCGCCAGCATCAGCTGAACCTCTTGGAATTACTTCTTCTGTTGATGTTCCACCATCTAGTGCAGTTACACCGGCTGCTGGGTATGCAACCTGTACTGTATCACGAATACAGTCCAAGTAAATTTCATGTTTGATTTGTCCAACCCCTTTAGTAAACTCGTGTTTTAAATTTCTAACAAGATATCTACCTGTCATATAGGGATCAAGAGCAATGTCACTTCCAGATTTATTCTTCAATTGGATACCAACCAAGTCTCCGGCTTGAATTGTAGTGTTGCCAGGAACCTTAATTCTTATGGATATTCCACCCTCAAGTGTATTGAATCTAGAACGCCTTTTCTGTAACCACTGGTCTGTTCCAGTATAGTTAATTTCTTCTATATTGAATGCTGGGTTGTTTAGCCCTTCATCCACTACATCTCTCTCAATAGTCTGAACGTGTAAGATAGATTGTGGATAGTCTGATATGAGTTTACCATCATCATCTGGGGCTTTGGATGCAATAGGAGCTTTAGCAGAACCGTATGCATTAAACTCATCAACATGAACATCTTTATCAAATTCTTCTAGATATTTGTATTCGTAATGTTTGTATGATTTGTTAAACACATCAAGCATTAAAAGTTCAGAATTATACATTCCTGCTCTTCTATTAAGAATGGTATCGGTTGAATTTGTAACCTCATAACTAAGGATGTTTTGTAAGTTTGATACAATATCAGCATCTTGATCGTTTGGTGTCACTTCACGATATACAGCTCTTGGATTTTTCCTATCCATCATACTATCTACTGTTCTAAAATAGTATCCTTTAATAGTTTCATAGAACAAAAATGATGGAGAAAAGTTATACTCTTTAGATAGACACCTCTTGGATAGTGTATTAATAAAATCAAATGGTCTCATATTGGGAACAATCAATTTGAACAAGTTTGTGGTTTCTTCGTAATAAAACTCTTTCTTAGAATTTAACAATTCTGGATCACGCAAAATTTTCTTAATGATTTCTTTTGCAGGCTCGCCAGTGTATGATTGACATACTCTAATCTTATTATTTTTTACAAGTTCAGCAGTTGTGAATCTAAGAGTAAACGCAGTCGTATTATCATTTACGTTTTCTTTTGCAGCTACTTGATAGATGTGAAGTGGCGTATCAGAGAAATTGATTGCCATTGTTCGTTTTGTATCATCATCTGCATTAGGTGTTACGAGAACAAGTTTTAATTTCTCTTGTCCTATAATAGAAGCGTTTGCCGTAATACTGTTTGTATCTACGAAAGATATGGAACCAGTGATAGAGTTTTTGAAAATGTCCTCAAATATTGATATAGAGGCTACCAAATCTGTCAAATCAATTTCTAATCCACCAACAGTACAAAGTATACACTCATCAAGAATATACTCACCAGCATATTGAATCTCTGACATTATATTATCCGTTCATCAAATTTTTGAATTGCTTTTTAATAGTTTCAATATACAAAGGTTTTACTATTCTAATCCTTCTTTTGGTATCTTGAATAGATTCTTCATATTGATAATTTGTGATTGCTAATGCTCCAGCTGGAATTGTCGTTGCACTTTCATTAGGCAGCTCAATAGTAAATTTAGTACTACCAGAATTTTGTACATACTCATAGTGATGAATGGCATTTACATCATCATACTTTGACTTTACATATGCTTCAAATTGTGGGGTTGTCATTGGCCAATCTGCATAATAGTCAATAATGTCATTCGTAAGAATAATCAACCAATGTAGTTCTGGATCACCATAAATTTCATTTGCAAGATATTCTGGGGTTTCTCCAGACTGTACATCATAAAAGTCAAAAGCAACAAAGTTTTTTTTAACAAAATCTTTCAGTCTAATTCTTTTAGTAATATCAGTCATTGTTGTTGTGATACCATCACCATTAACATCATACTGTATTTTAGGAAATTGAGTAAAGTATGCCATATCTTAGAAACCTTCCCCAATTTGTTTTTTTGTAATAATACCAAGTTCTTTAAATGTCAATGTAAGTTGAGTTTGAACAGGTTGTCCATCTGTGAAAAACTGGGGTCTATCTCCACCATATTTAACTTCAACATTTTCCAATACTGATGTTGCAATTCTATGCAAATGCTCGATTGGTCTATACTCTATATCAAAAGTAGATGGTGCAAGCATTGTTCTTTGGGTTATCGCATCTCCATTAATTTCGGGCATCGAATGGAATCTAAATGCAGTTACAATTTGCTCAATTGCTGCAGCTTCCTTTGCATTAGTAGGTAAGAGAGTAAAATCAAAGGTAAATGAACGTCTATCAACACCCTCAAACTTCATCTCTGTTCTATTATTTGTAACCATTCCTTTACCAATTTCATAGGCTGCCAAAGCGCCAGGCGCAACAGACGAATCTGCCAATTTTGCAAGACCCTTTGCTGCCTCACTCACTACCCCCTTGCCAATTTTCCCAGCAAATCCCATAGCAGAAACATTTTCATTTTGAAAATCTGCATATGAACCCATAGCTCCAGCAACAGCAGCGCCAATTTCTGCCTCACCATAATTTGCTTTATGGGATACTTGAATTTGGTTTGGCATATACAATGCAATTGCTTGTGCTAGTTGTTTAGTTTCTGCTCGCTTAATTGTTAGGGTGCCAGGGTCATTTCTAGTGCTTCCAGCAGAAGACTCTGGTGCGAATGCACCAGAACCATAGTTTATTGATGAACCTTTTGATGGAACATTAATAAAAAACATAACATAATGGTTATGTCTATCCATTGTTCCCAACTCTTCTGGATATGATAAAAAGTTCCCACTGCCGCTTCTGCCCGACTGACTTCTAGAAATACTTGGTAGAACTGCCATATAAATAATCCTATAACTTGTGAAAGTATTTATACGGATTGTCATGGCATATAAACCATATAAAGGAAGATATGTTCCTCAGAAACCCCAAAAGTATAGAGGCGATTACAACAACATTGTATATCGCTCTTCTTGGGAGCGTAGGTTTATGTTATATTGTGATAGAAGTGATGCTATCATTGAGTGGGGTAGTGAAGAGATTATTATCCCATATCGTTCACCGTTAGACGGTAAAATTCACAGATATTTTCCAGATTTCTATATTAAAGTAAGACAGGCAGATGGTTCAGTCAAAAAGATGTTGATTGAAGTTAAGCCTAAGGCACAATGCGGCCCACCACCCATACCTTCTCGTAAGACTAAACGATTTATCAATGAAGTTCGCACATGGGGCGTAAACAAAGCAAAGTGGGAAGCTGCGATTGAGTGGTGTAAAGACAGAAACATGGAATTTAAGATACTCACTGAGGATCATGTTGGTTAGTTCGTATAAATAGATGTATGACGTACTTTGATGACTTGCTAGAAAAAACGGGCGGCAATGAACGCTCAGTTCGTTGGTTTAGAGATAAAATCAACGAACTTGGTGTACCGCCAACAGGACAACTTATTAGAGAGGGGTTGGTTAGTCAACGCCCCGTATATGGTCGTATGAACTTTTTCTTTTATGATCCAAAGGGAAAAAATGAATTGCCTTATTATGATAGGTTTCCGTTAGTTATGCCCATTGGAATTATGCCCGAATCTAGAGAAGGATTTGTTGGACTGAACTTTCATTACTTATCTATACCAATGAGACTGAGGTTACTAAATGTGATTGCAGAATATGCAACAGATAATAGAATGGATGACAATACAAGAATTCGTCTGACATGGAATCGTATTAAAAGAAATCCATTAGTCAAACCAACAGTTAAGAGATATCTTGCAAGTCACGTTAGATCTAGATTTCGTGCAATCACAGCAGAAGAGATGATGGCAGCAGTTCTATTACCTGTACAGAGATTTGTTCCTAATGGAATAGAAAATAAAGTTTATTCTGATTCCCGCCGTATGGCAAATCAACCAAGGAGACCATAATGGCGACAATACAGAATTTCATTTCAAACATTGATAGCTATGGTGGATTGGCTCGTCTTAACAGATTTGAGACTATTATCATATCACCGTTTGAAGCAAATCCAGATATTCAGGCAGATAGATATACTTCATTCAGAGTAGTCGCTCTTACCATCCCTGGCAAGAATTTAAGAACAACAACAAATGAAAATATCTATGGCCCGACACACGAAATGGCACAGGGACT